GCAAGTCTGTTATGTGGCCAGTTGGTATTGGTGGTAAAGGTAACAGCGGTGTTGCTGCTGGTATCAAACTTACACCTGGTTCTATTGGTTATGTTAACTATGGTTATGTGCAGAATGATGATGCACTTGAGCAACCTGCACTTCAAAACAAGGCAGGTAACTTTGTGAAGGCATCTGCTGAGACTGCATCTGCTGGTCTTGGTGAGATCATTCTTGATGATCAATTGCGTGGTGCTGACGCTAACCCTGCTGGTGCCAATGCATACCCAATCGTTTCTCTCACTTGGATCCTAGCTTATCCTGAGTATGAGAAGAACGAGAATGTGAAAGAGGTTCTTCGTTATGCACTGACACCTACTCAACAGGGTAAGGCAGATAGTCTTGGTTATGTTCCTCTTCCTGAGGAGTTGCGTCAGAAAGCACTCGCTGCTGTCGAAACGCTAAAGTGAATTCCATAAAACTGGAAAAAAAATTCGGGCAAATTTTTGCCCGAAAAAGTCAACCAGTTTTCTTTAGTCGTTGATTAATATAGTTGTCGTCTTTCTTGTAAAGGTTTTGCTTTCTGAAGTCGTCAACAAATCCTTGAACGTATTTTGGTTTGAGTAGATAAATTTCTCTCAACTTTTCGTTCTCTGAATTTAACCACTCTGCAACGGTAACGGGACTACAAATCTCGTTGCCGTTTTTTAATGACACAGTACCATTAATATTGACCTTGTGTTGTCCGTTGTAGAATGTCTCGTCAACATTTACACCAGCACTGTACTGTCCAACAGTTTCTTTGATTTCATAGTGATGTATCTCACTATATGGATCGTCGTACTCACTCTCTGCAATCCTATAGACATCATAGTTAGACTTTGGCCAATCATACTGTGCGTTGACCAAGTTGTTAGTCAATAGGATCACCCAATCATAGAATGCATTACCATATGCTCTAAGTGCTAGAGCATCTGGACGTTCACCATCAGGGATACTATACTTCTTAAAGAAAACTGCTCTAGAAAAAACGTCTTCATTGATTTTATATCTACGAAAGAAATTCTTTGCAGTTACGAAATCAGATTCTGAGAAAGGATAACTGATTGGTTTCTCATCGTATTGAATGTTAGGAACAATAGAGAAATACATATTATCTTACCTCGTCTTTGTCTACTTCCTCTGCGAAACAGATCTTTGTTTCTTGGAAGTTAAGTGTTAATGTCATTGCAACTGGTTGTCCATCAGCATATGTAGCATACGCTCCATCTGGAGTGTAGTTTACATCAACCTGTGTTACAGCACACATCTTAAATCTAGGTAACACATCATGTTCAGATGAACCTTTCATGAAACTAACTCTACAAAGGTTAGGGACACCAATAAATCCAGCAGTTTCAGATGGTCCTGTAAATCCAAACACTTGACCAGGATCTCTCTTAGGTAGAGTACACTTCTTAAATGTTTTAATGATGTTATTGCAAGTAGTTGCCTCTGCACCATTGCGAGGAACTAACTTAAAGTTAAGTTGAAAGTTTCTCATGTCAACAGAGTTGAATAGTAACTCAGTGTTTGGATTTAAGACAGCACCAGAAATACTACCAAAGATATCATCATTACTTAAATTGTCACCACCAACTGACGTTACCAATTTCTTGATAGCAGTTGCCGCAGCAATTTGTTTCAATCTACCACCAGCACTCGCTACAGCATTACCAGCATTTGTGAGTTTCTTTAATGGTCCGTCTGCTCCAGCAGCTCTTAGTAGATCTGCACCAACTGTGCTGATTGCTTTACCACCCCAGTTACCTCTAAAACCAGTAGAAACATCTTCTGGCATGTACATTACAATAGATGGATATGAATCACCTGCTGATACATATTGATCTGACTGGTTGTAATTACTAGAGAATTGAGTTCCATCAGCAACAGTACCTAAGGTATTGTCTTGGAATGGTGGTTTGTACTCAAAGAATTGGAACAAAACGTAGTCACTTTCCTCTGTCATGCCAGCGTTACCTGATCCATCATCAGGATAACGTAAGGCAGCACTCATATAATTTGTGCTAGGTGGAGCGAACGCTGTTAATGTAAAGGCAACACGAGCTTTATTTCTCTTAAGTTTTCCCTCCTCTGGAGTTGTTACCAGTTGTCTCCAACCCAACCCCTCTCTATAGACATACCTTTTCGTTACAGTGCCACGCCTGTTTTCCCAAGTGTAAATTTCACCTTCTTTTCCTTCTCTTGCTGGTGCTGACATTACTGTGCCATCTCCCTAGATTGTTTTGTACCGTATCCTTTCACAATACGTTGACCTCTGATTTTGTCGTAGAACACTTCATCAGTGTCTTCCCAAACGACTTGTTTATCGATAGGAAAAACCATGCCATTGACATTTCTTACATAATCTTCAGTGGGCAATAGAATGGCAGTGTCCCATTCAGTCGCAGCAAGGTCTAGAAATAGTCCATCTACATGTGCTGTTAGATATTTATGGAAACACTTCTTAGGAATGTCAATTCTACCTTGTAATAGTTTCTTTGTTGCTTGAATTCTTTTCTTTGGTGACAGGTAATGTAAGTTTGCACCCCAGAATTCATTCTTACCTGATGCTTTGATGACATATACAAGAGGAAACCTATCATAATAGGGTAACCATTTCATCTTTGCCTTATACTCGAACATGTATAGATGACCTGCGACAGTATATCTACGCAGTTCATTTGTATCTTGTTCTGGTGCAGCACCAACTCTATCTTTCTTTTCGTCTAGAATATACTTGTTAAAGTTTTTCTTGTATGCACTTGCTTCATTCTTTACTGCTGCTCTGTACCAAGCGAGGGATTTCTTCTCTCCTCCTGTCTTAGCACTTACTCTTTCAAAGAGTGTTTTGTATCCTGTGTCTTTATTGACCGTGTTGCGTTGGATGGACGCGAATCCAGTTGCCATTGTTCTATACTCCTAAGTGATCTTCGGTTAGTATCAAGAAGTTCATCTGCCTATCTTCACAATACTCACGAGCCGCTGACCATTTAGTTTGATTTTTGGCGTATGTTAATGCAGCATTACGATAAGAAGCAGTTCTTTTATTTTTGTCATTCGGTGGTTGTGTTTGTTTTTTGGGTTTTACTTCAATGATATACTTCGTGACCTTACCAGACTTTTCACGAACTTTAATATAGAAGTCAGGGAAGTATCTTCTCACTTTACCATCAGGTGCCCTGTATGGTATAATAATCTCTTCACTACCCCACTGTAATATACTAGGGTTGTTGTCACAGAACACCATGAACTTTCGTTCCCATAGCGACCTATAAACTATGTTTGTCGGGTTGCCACGGTACTTCTGAGGATTAGCAGGTTTGAAATACCCAGAGTACGCCATAAATATAAAGTGTCCAACATAGGTATTTAGCGTGTCTGGTATAAACAATTTTGCTGCTAGAATGGCAAAACAAGGCGGCATGGCAATGTCTAACAACTTCCTCGTGAAGTTTGAAGACCTGCCAGAAGATATTGTGCATGATCGTGAGATTATTGAATACTTCTGCGATGAAGTTCAACTACCTAACATCAACACTGCTACTGGCACTCAGAATGGACTGTATACTGGTCTTGGATCTGTAGACTACCCTCATACTAGGGTGTTTACAGAATTACAGATTAGTTTCTTGCTAGACGCTAACTTAGAGGCACTCAAGTTTCTGAATGAATGGTATTTTTATATCTTCAATGAAAGACCAGTAGAAGATGGTCGTGGTGCTCAGTTTGAATTGGAAAATAGAGTAACTAGAGTAAGATATAAGAATGAATACGCTTCTACTATTAGAATTGTTAAGGCGGAAATTGGTGGCAACAGTCCAACTGAAAGGCAACCAATTGAGTATGTTCTAGAGAAAGCATACCCATATGCTATCGATGCTGTACCATTACAGTTTGGAACTGCACAACTACTCAGAGTTACAGGACAGTTCAAATATCAGAGACATTACACTGTTAACAGAGACATCACTGATTCTAGTAAATTCAAGGCAAAATAGCAACTTCAATTCCATAAAAGTGGGAAAATTTTTCCCGCTAATTTTTGGGTCTAAAAGTCGCGCTAAATATACATATGATATGGTCTAAACATAATGGCATTACCACAAGTTGTCCTTCCAACGTATGAGTTGGAAATTCCGTCAAATGGCAAAAAAATCAAATATCGCCCATTTGTCGTAAAAGAAGAAAAACTGCTTCTAATCGCTCTAGAGACAGAAGACGAAAAAGAGATTGAAAGAGCAGTAAAGCA